GAGTCGAATTCTGCCAGTCCCAGCCCGTTCTAACGTTCAATGGTTGGAACATGGTGAGAAACCCAAAGACACTGATCACAAAGGCTTCCATGTGCCTCACCCCATGTGCCAATATAAAGGCACTACAACGGTGGATGATGGCTGTGGGTGTGTGTGAAGGTTCTCTGGCACGAGGCGTGCCCGTGGTCCAGCAGTTTGCTGCGGCGCTTAGAGCTAATGGCTCTCAATGCACCAAGAGGCAGATTGATCTGGCGTACCACGGGTCAGCACGTGCATTTCACGCAGATTTGCGGGCAGAGATTGAGCCGGTCACTGATGTGGCACGGCTCTCCTTCCACACAGCTTTTGGCATCACCCCTGAGGAACAAGTGGCCCTAGAGGAACACTATTCTCAATGGAGGTTAGGTGCCTGGGGTGAGCGGTTAACCGGCGCAGAGGCTTTGGCCAAGGACGTCGAACCGCTCGCACCCGTGACGGTGTTATTGGAGCCCGCGTTATAAACTGTTATAATTTTCCAAAATGCCAAAGAAAACACGCAACACAGTTTTGGTGGCGAAAGCTACGAAGAAGAAGAAGGAAATGACCCGTCTGGGGTCCGCACTGCGGGCTCTAGGCGGGCTAGGTGGAGGTGCACTCGGCAGCTTCATCGGCCAACCAGCGATGGGCACCAGCTTGGGCACAAGCCTGGCTGCATCCCTATCTAAGTGGCTGGGTTCTGGAGACTACGCTGTCTCCTCAAACTCGATCGTCCAACGAACCCTAAATGGGTCGGACTCGATCCCAGCAATGCATAACACAGGGCAGTCAATCACTGTCAGGCACAAGGAGTTCCTCGGAGAAATCCGTGGTTCTACGACATTCACAGTTCAGCAGGAATTTTCCCTGAACCCTGGATTGTCAACTACCTTTCCCTGGCTTAATGACATTGCCAAGAAGTTCCAAGAATATCGTGTCAAAGGGATGGTGTTCCACTACGTGCCCACTAGTGGCAGTGCAGTGAGTACAACCAACCCCGCGCTTGGTTCTGTGATGTTGCAGACCACTTATAGAGCGAGCGATACAGCTCCAGCTAGTAAGGTCGAGATGCTCAACGAGTATTGGTCCTCAGAGGCCTGCCCGTGCGAGGCTTTCGCACACCCCATTGAATGTGACCCAAAAGAGAACCCTTTCTCCACGCAGTACGTGCGTGGGGGGTTGATTCCGGCAACGGACAACATCCTCATGTACGATCTGGGCAAGACATTTGTAGCCACGAGTGGCATGCCAGCAACTGGCAATGTCGTGGGAGATCTTTGGATCACCTACGAGATAGAGCTTCGTAAGCCGGTTCTTAACAGTTCCGTGTCTGAGTCGCAGGAATGGGCCAAGTGGTCGGGACTAGCACCCACCAACTCGTCCATGTTCGGTACCACTACTATTGTGAACACCGGTAACCTGCCAATCAGCATCACCAACAACGTCGTGACCTTTCCGAAGGGCGCGGTCGGTCGTTGGTTGTTCACTTACTACGCCAACCCACTCACTGACTTTACAGGCACAAATCTTGCCTCAGCACCCACGCTGGTGAACTGCTTTCCCGCGTTTATCGATGCCACAGCGACAGCAGCCCACAAGGGCTCACAACTGTCGGGCGCCGATGCGGGTGGGTGCTACATGCTCCAGGGAATTTCCATCGTCGATCCGGCGGTGGTTGCAACCGTCACCTTTTCCATCAACTTCGGAACTAACAACGCCTCAAGCGCACATCTTGTTATCACTCAAATGTGATCATCTTCATAAACTGTATTTTAGAACCAGTAACCTATTTGGCTGGTTGTGTGAGAGATTACCTCTTGAAGCCGTTTGCGTGCTCCCTCTACTGTGAAGGGGAGCCTTGGCTAGCGCACTCGAAAAGCACAGCAACATCGTACATTGTGGTACGGTGCACAACCACGGACCGCACAGTAATCGTGCAACCTCTCCGGTGTCCGCCAATACAAACAACATAAACATTAGTTAGACTACATATAGATACATCTGATCCATTTCTGCACAGTTTTGATCAACCGTTGCCGTAATCCTTACGGTCTCGCTCCGCACCTATGACACTATGGAGGAACCATATCACCAATGCTAGAAAGCAGGGGGG